GTATTATTCTATTAGATGTCGGCATCTTCCATGCCCGCTACTCTCAATTTAACAATGTTTGTTATTTGCCATTGTTTTTGATCCAAGCCTTTGGTGATGGATAGCCACTGATTTCTTATCAGTGCAAAGTCGTTGATTATTTTTGTCATATCAACTACATCGTCTTCTCCGTCAACATATTTTGTTGCGTCATTGCTACTCAATGCTCTGTTGTAGTTCTCGAGGAATTTTCTAAAAGTTTTGGATCTTAATCTTCTTAATTCTATGTTTAGATATTCGAGTATGGCCTCTAGCTGTTGCAGTTGTCCAAATCTTTCCTCAACTATACCAGGCAATGAAGCGGCCGCTCTTTCTAGATTGCCGTATATTTTGCACTGCTTCTTTGCTTCTATTAATTCTAGATCAAAGTATGCTACACAATCAGGTATCTTGGATAGGTTTCTACTTACTTCGTTGTACCAGTTTATCATTCATCCTCGCTATATCCATCTTCGTCCACTTCCTCTTCCTCGAACACAGTGTTGACAGCTTCTTCAAGTTTTGGATCGTATTCTGCAGATGCTTTTATCTCGTCATGCTCTACACCGATGTCCTCTAAACTTTTAATGAAGTCAATTGCCATGTCCAATTTCTGTCTCTCAGGGACGTAATGTATAATTGAGTTCCACAATCGTTCAATGTCTTCGTGTGTAAAGTCTATCATTTATTTCGTTTCTTTAATTGGTTCAGCTTTTTTAGTTTTTATTTTAGCTTCTGGCTCTTCAACTTTGTCAGCAAAGTCAGTGTCCTCTTTGAAGTCTGCCATTAACATATCTAATTTATCACCTATCCATTGTTTTCTGAAGTCAATGTGTTCCTTACCTGCTTTATCAATGTATTTCAGTCTGTTTCCTTGTTGCACTAGCACACCTTTCTTCTCAAACAGGTCAACTAGTCCACTGTATGGGTTCATTCCTGTTTCATATGGAATCTTAACCTGTACAGATTCAAAAGGTTTAGAGTATCTTGTTTTCATAACTTTACAAGCGGCTCTTATACCTCTTACATCTGTGACTTTGTTACCATCTAGATCTTCTTTTAATTTAAGTTTCTTCATTGCAATAACGATTGAACTTGCATAGATAAATCCTTGTCCACCCGATATCTTGTCATCTGGGTCAAACATATCTTGTGATGCGTATGTATGGTTGGTTGCTACAAGTCCCACGTTCCATGAACCAAACATGTTGACACAGTTTCTCACAAGTGCTGTCAATGCCTTGGGTTTTCTACCTAGGTCACCTTTCATGTCACCCGCTTCGAACTGATTAACGTCAGTTGGTGTAAGCATCATGCCTAATGAATCAATTACAAATAGTACTTTAGGCGCACCTTCTTTGTCGTCTGAGTGGGCTTCTTTGTAACCTTTCATGAACTCTGAAATAGTTTTAGCTACGTCATCGATCATGGATATACTTAATTTTAGAAGTTTATCTTCCGATGTGTCTACTTTCAATGCCTGTAACCATTTTTCATCCAATGCATTCTCTGTGTCTATCAGTATAACGAATATACCTTGGTCCTGTGCATTCTTGATAATGTTTCCTGCGGCTATATAACTCTTACCTGCTCCTGATTCTCCTGCAAATACAGTAACCTTACCTAGCGGAATCCCTTTGTTGAAATCGCCCGTCATCAAATAGTTCAATGCGTAATTTCCTGTGCTGATCCAATCTGTGGGATCACTGAATCCTATGCCCAGTCCTTGTATTGATTTTGTAATACTCTTTCTAAACTTTGTTGCGTCAAATACTTTTGTCATAATTTTTAGTTCCTTTCTACTATTATATTTGCTTTACTGTCTTTTGTCAAATGTTCCATGTTTATTATCTCTATTTTACCAATTGGCAACATGCCAATACCGTGTTTCTTTTCCAAAGGATCAATGTCATTGTCCTTGCACCAATCGATAAAATTTGATCCAAATATATTTTTTTTATCCTTAAGTGCAATATCAATATCAGCACCGATGTAATGATTATTCTTTGTAGCATCATAATCAAATGGTAAGTCGTCATTACACAAATCCACATAACTTTTTCCTAATTCATTGTATGCTAGGTATACTTCATTTTTTGTTTGATTAAATTGAAACAAACTATGTTCTTTCTCTGTGAGCTTAATTCTCGGAGTTGTTATTCTTTTCTTAGTCCATTGTATAGGTAATTGATCTAGTGTGCCTTCACTTGAACTATGCTCTAATGCGTGTACACAGTAATTTAAATCTCTAATATTTTCTTTTATGTTCATTGGTGCAATTTTCATTAATTTAGTAGGATTGTCAAAGTCTCCGGATAGTTTTTCAAATGCCATGTGTAGTGTGTTGTACAAGTCTTGATCATTCCAATTTATTTGTTTAGGTATTTTTATAAATCCTGTTTTCAAAAAAGTGTTAATGTTTGTTACAGCGTCTAGCAACATGTCTCTGATTTCGTCACGTGTACGTAAACTAAAAAATGTTCTCATATGATCTATGTCCTCACCGTCGCCTACATAAATGGATTCAATTAAGTTTTTCCATTTGTGGGCGACGGTGTGATCATAAAGATTTATACGAAATGCAGGTTTGCCATCGATCTCGTATAACATTTGTCAGATTATTTTGCTTGTCTTGATCTAATCAACTTCAAGATGTCTTCTGCTCTCTTGGCACTGTCGCCTGCAGGAGCCGCCGTTGCCGGTGCCGCCGCTGGTTGTGGTGCTGGTGCAGATTCCGTAACAGGTGCACTTGCTGGTGCAGTTTCGGTTACTGGAGTTGCTGTTGGTACAGTCACTTGCGGTTTAGCTTGATAAGCCATTCCAGCAGGTCTGTAATACTGTCCATATTGCTCAAGATCAAAAGCTTCACCTTCGACAGATTTCTCAAATAATTCTTTGATTATTTTCACTTCTGCGTCAGTTGGCTCTTTTGGTCTGAAGTCACCCAGGTTGTGTAACCCATGTGTTTCTACTGCGGCTCTTTCTGCTTCGTCTAGAGCTCTTTCTCTTCTTGACCATTTTGATGTTGAGTAGTCAGCGTAACCACCTTTTGTAGTTTTGTTGATTCTGAAGTCAACACCTTTCACATAATCAGTAGGCATCTCTTCCATCTCTGGATCCAGTAATGCACTCCTAATGATGTTAAAGATCTGAGGTCCGATTATAAATCTTCTAACTGGATTCTCAGGTGTTGTGTCTTCCGCCAACGGATTTGTTGTGACAAAACCTTGGAAAATGTAACTTTTCTTCTTCCAATATTTTCTGCCCATGTCTTCCATGCTCTTGTCCTTGAACCATGGTCGAACTTCAGTTAGTACTGGGCAAGTCTTGCCATACATCTCCATACATGGTACTTGTACCTGTACTGGTCTAGAGTCAGTCTGACCTTTAATACCTGCGAAAGGTAATTTGATCATGTTTCTCTCAGTCCAGAAGAATGTATTTGTTGTATCCTTATCGGGTAAGAATCTAAGTACTGCTTCTGATCCTTCTGCTATGTTCCAATGTGGATAAATGGCGTTGTCTCCGCCTGTGTTGGAAGTGGAGCGATTCACTTCTTGAGATTTTAACTTCGCCCTTATTTCAGCTAATGATGCCATAATGTAAGCCTCCTTGTGTGCCTATGTTTGTTAGTTTTAAGTTGCCTTAATTTGCCTAAATGTATATTAGACATATAGTACATAATATACAACTATATTTATCAGTTGTCTACTACTATTATTGGTAATGTGGGTATTTTATTATTAGATGTTAGCTAGTTGTTTGATTCTATCTAATTCTGTGTTGATCTTTTCTGCTTCTTCTTGATCTTTCGCTATTTCTTGTTCTTTGTCCTCTGCTTCATCATCTGGATCTCTGATCACCATGTCTGGAGCATTGTCTTCATTTTTAAGTTTGTCGTAGTTCTGTGAAAGGTATGCCATGGCCGCTTTTGCATCATGTGTTTTGAAAACTTCTTTACCGTCTTTGTCTAGCACAGCATTCACTTTCTTGCCATCCTTGTCTGTGTACATTGAAACGTAAGGTTTGATGTCCTCAAAAGTCAAACCCTCTAATTGGTTTTCTTCTTTCGGCATTCCTAATTCTTTTTTTCTTTTTTGTATCTCTGCCTGCATTTCCGGATCTTTGCTTGTGTTTGGATCCATCTGTAAATCTTGTAGTGCTTTTAATTTTGCTTGTCTGTCTTCTGCATCTTTAGGAGTTGCGTATTCGTTGACAGTCTCGTCAACCCATGATTCAAACGCTTCGGTTTCTTTGCCTATCGCTTTTCCCTTGATGTCTTTCTTGGGATTGAAATCTGCTGGATCCATTCTCACTTGGTCTGCATACGCTGAATCTGATTGCATTTTCTTGTAGTCGTCGATGTATCTCTTCGCTAACTGTACTGCGATCTTTTTATTGCTGTTGTAGTCCGGACCCGGTTTGAATGAAGCTGAACCTTCTTGTTCTATTCCGTCTGCTACTCTAGAAGCAAAGTTTGCCACTCTGTCTTCCTCTCCTGTCTTTGTTAACATTCTCGATGCTATGTCTGAAAGTATTGCTCCAAGCATTGTGCTCTTGTCTTTGAATTTTGTTGCTGATAACATCTTGTCTGCTGATGCATCTTTTCTTAGTACTAGTTTAGCTTCTGGGTCAGTCAAGAAACTTTGTACTACTGCACCATGGTCCACTTGCGGTTCTGGCTGTGCCATAATAGGGTCGGTGTCTTTAGGTATTATGGTAGGTTGTGTATCTTTTATTTTTGGTCCGTCTGTGTCGTCTAGCTCGTTCACTGGTTCTTCTTTAGGTGCTTCCAGTTCACTCATTATTCTGTTGATAATTGGTAGTGCATCTTCAACTCTGCTGTCTAGGTTAGTCATTGTAAACTTCTCTCTCATTTTGTTCACAGTTTCGTCGTCAAGCACTTGTTCATCTGCTGTTTTGAAATCTTTTGATGCCGCTTCATAATGACTTTGTTTTGCGATGTTCTTCATGTAACCTCTTAGGTTCTCTAATTTCAATTTTGTCTGTTCGATTATGTCACCTGCATTGTCATTCAATTGATCTTTGTTTGTGACGTATCTCGAGAATGAATTTAATTTTGCGATGTCTTCTGATGTTGCAACTATGTGTTCACCAAATTCATCATGTGGTCTTCCACCATTTGACACGTGTCTCTGCATGGCTCTCGCACCTGCTAGATGAGTCATTGGATACTTGAATCTTTCGCCTTCTTCGTTCTCTATGTAAAGTGATTGTATCTGTCTAGATCTTGATCCTGGCACAGTTTCGTCAACTTTGCCTTTGTGTCTTATGATTAATTTTGTTTTATTTAGGTTCTCAAATGAACTCTTAGAAGTTCCTGTTAGGCCTTCTGCAACCGGTGCCTTCTCAACACCTGCTAGTTTAGTGATTCTGTTTAGTTCTTCTGACATTCCATCAGTATTTACCGTTTTGTTCGTATCTGCAAGATTTTCATAGTCCTGCTTCGATAGGTTCGATTTGGTTATATCACGCACATCAAAACGTAATTGATGCTCCACTGCAAAGTCTTTCAGTTCCTTAAGGAATGCATACCATTCACCCTTGCTGTCCTCATCTATCTTGTCCACTAGATTACGGTTATAAAACACTTTCATGGTCTCACCGTCTGCTATTGACACACTCACTGATCCAAATGTGTCGGAATCTTCCTGGAATTCAAATTCAAAGAACACAGCACTTGATGAATCGGCTGTTGCGGCACCGTTCTCATCACCTAGTCTGATGTTCGTGAACTGTGATCTGATCTTATTGAATAGGTCCTGTGAATTTTTTGGGTTCATGTAGCATTATTTAGTTTGTTTGTTAGCCATAGAAAGATCCAAACACAGGCATTGGTTTAAGTTCTGACGTCCTGTCTGTCCATTTCTCGAATATTTTGGGGTCAAAATCAGCCAATGTTTTTATCATACGTGTCATTAACAAACAAGCACTAACTAGATCGTCATGCTGTCCGGCCTTTGCACTGTAACTCATGCCTGATGCAACAAAGTCCTTTAGTTCTGAGATCAGTAATTGCGAGTTTAATTTCATTTTGTCATTCTCAACAAGTTCTTTAAATTTTGTACAGGCATCTATCTTGTGTTTTGCTGTTGTATTAAATCCTCTTCTGAACTTACGTCTGTGTCCTTTCCTGATCGGTTCAGACAAGAACATACCAGGTATATTTTCTTCACCTATGTCCATGACTCTCAGTAGGGCCGCTTCACCTATTGAATTATTCTCCATTGAATAGAATATCTGTGGTGATGCTGTTTGATCCTTCTCCATTATTGCATCGTGTAGGTGTTTGTTGATCTGTTGTAGAATCCTAACTTGGTGATTCATGGGTGTTGTGTTGTGATGCCATTCCGCCACCTGTTCAAAACTAGGAAGTTCGAAAACCTGTATCGCGGCATAGTCGCCACCTGTTCCCATGGCAGGATCTAGGCTTGTCAGGTAAGTGTTTCCCGGTGTGGGTCTCTTGAACCAACGTACTTGTCCTGTTGTTTCCACAGGTGCTGATCCTTCCATGTCTACTAGGTGTGTACTGCTGATCAGGGTTTCATCATATATCAAGAATTCACATTCGTGTTCCCTTCTGAATCTTTCTTCTCCAATCCTGGCTTTCTCTGCATCTGCCCAATCTTGATCCCTGTCTGGGTGTTCTGACCAGTGTGCCTTCATGGCGTAGAAACCATTAGTTCCTACTTTTTTGTCATTGCCGTATTCATCAAATCTTTTGTTGGCTTCTTTCCAAATTAATGCAAACTGATCTTCATCTGAGTTGGGTGTGCTTGTTATCATGCACTTACCACCTGTACTCAACGTGGGTGACAGTGATGTCCAGAACTCTTTGGCTTTCTCGGGTGGCTGTACGAATGCAAACTCATCACAATAAACAAGTGTAAGTGACATACCCCGCCCTGTGTTCTCAGTTGTCGTGGTTGCTGATATCTTTGAGCCGTTGTCAAATTCTATACTGTTTCTGTTGTACTGTGTTACACCTGCTTTGATCCATGCTGGTAACATCTCATAGGCATAACGCACCCTTGACATGATGTCTGATGCACCTGCGTATTTGTGTGCCGCGATTAGTATCTGTGAATCCGGTCTAAACATGGCATACCAAATAAGGAAGCCTGATGCACATGTAGTCTTACCTGTCTGTCTGGGTAGCATGGCAATCGAAAATCTATGGTCGTTGTAACTTTCGATCAATCGTTCTTGGTATGGAAAAGGTTTGAACGGAATGGAACCTTTGACAGGATGTTGTATCTTCATGAAAGTCTTCATAAAGAACAATGGACCTGTTTTTTCATCCATGCACTTCTCTAGTTGCTCTACCTGAGTTTTAGTGTATTTGTGTTTCTTGTGCGCCTTTTTAATTTGGTCGCTATCTAGTGATACATACGCCATGATGTAGTATTTAACGCTGTTTAGGTGTTTGGAAAAGTATTACTTTGCTTCTTTGTCTTTGATGGCTTTTTTCATTGGTTCTTTTTTGTTGCCATCTTTGTCCATGTCTAAGAAGTCAGGTTTTGCCGCTTCTTGGTACTGTGCTTTGAAACCTTCATACTGTGCTCTTAAACTGTCAGCTAAATTCAATTCAGTTATTGTATCTTCTTTAACTGCTAAAGGATTGTCTCCCGGATATTCTTTTCTCACTTGTTGTTTTTGTGAGTTAAGTCCACCTGAGTGTACATTTACCAATGTGTCTGTGTCTTGATATTTTGGTTCTTCTTTCTCATCACCCATTGAATTCGCAAATGTTTCTTCAGCTTTCTCTTCTGCTGGTGCAGTCATCATGTCTCTCATTCTGCCCATCTCTCCTGAACCCATTGCATCGTCATCGTGACCACAACTGTGTCCTGGCTCACCGTGTGCTGGATTTTCGCCTGCTTCTGGCTCCTGATTGATCATAGCTTGATCGACTGGTTGCACACCTGCTAATTTTAGAAGTTGCATCATCATTGATGCTTCCTGTGGAGAATCTGTTGAAATC